CCCAACAAGACTTGTTTGTGGGGTGGCTTTAATTGATTCACCAGTTTGAGTGGATCGAGTTGTTGTTGGTGGTAGCGCAGCTGAGCAATTGGTAAAACTACTTTCTTGAAAAGCTGTGGGGGTCATAATTTTTGGAATTGTTCCGAGTACCAGGGGTAGTTGAGAGTCTCTACCGTCTAAAAAGAAACCAAAAACTTGACTCCCAGTTTCAATCATTGGATTGGCCCCAAGACCATTAATACCACCTTCTGTGGTAGGCAAAACTATCTGAGCCCATGGAAGAGACCAATCAGGAATGTCTTCCCAGTTATCGTGGACACCAAATATTCTAATTTGCACTCGTCCTAGATTTAATTCAGAGTCATCATTGTTTACAACAATACCCAGGAAAAATCTACTTGTATCTCCATAAAAACCCTTCATTTAATTTCTTCCATCTTGGAGGTTGGCCAGCTTAACACCACTAACCATTACATCATATCTTTCTTTCCTAAAGGTATGCTTACAAGCATATATAAGATAATCACCAGACTTCTTATTATCAATGTCTTTCTGAGATGCATCTGGGGCATTATTCAAAAATCTTAATCTAAGTTGGTTACCAATTGTGTTACTGTAATTGCCTTGAAGAAAGTTTCTTCCTGGCAATACAACATCTATACTATCTTTAACAATAAAGTCTCTTAGCGCTTCAGATATAATCTTCTGTTTATGGGATCCAAGATTATTAGACTCAGTATAGTTAGCCGCATCAGCATATGTATTGGTAGTTGTAATGTGTGTTTTTTGATGTGATACCATATCGTGAAATGCAGTATCGTTGTACTTATACTCGGGTTTATAGCTCATTTTATTTTGGTTTGATTGGACTATACTACTACTTTTTAATTCGTCAAAAGTTTTGTTGACATTAAACTTGAGTTTGTGAGGTGATCCTGTCATACTGTCATAGAATATATGATTGGCTCCGACAAGACCTTTTCTAATTAAAGGAAGAATCTCATCTGTGTTTCTCGAAAAGTAATTCTGAATTATATATGATTGATCCGCAACAGACCTATCAACACTATTAGCTGCATATAGTTGAGAATACCAATACGGAGTAGGATCAACAGATGAATTTAACATCTCAGCCAGATCGACTAAATGCATCTTAGAATTTGCTAAAGTTGAAAATAGATAGTAAGGTAGTCCCTCTTTAGATGTTGTTCTATTCCTAACCCACAATGCGGCCGCAAGCGCAGTTAGATTTGGAACAATTACTCTCATATTTGGTTGATCGTCTGGTACAATTGGTCCAGAAAATTCAAGGCCTAGATTATCCTTTATAATGTTCTGAATAATCTCTGAGGGTTTACCAGTATATGCTTTGTTAACATTAATTAGACTAGATACAAAAGCGTGCTCTTCAATTAAATGAAGAACAACAACACCTGTACTATCATTTGTCTTTATGTTTTTTAGAACCTTTTCCACTCTAAATACTTTTTCACTTGGATAAGAAGAAGGTCCAGGCAATTTAAATCGCAGAGTAATTTTTTCAGCACCGCCAAAGTCAGCGAGGTTGTAGATATCCGCGTCATCTACAAATGCTACAGCTCCTGTAAGGTACGGTTTATCAAGATGTTCAAATATTTCAATGTCAGTTATAACATTTTTTATATCAATAAAACGACCTTCGGGAAATGAGTCAGACTCAATTACTGCTTTTTCTAAAACATAATCAAAGGGAGACTCTGCAACTTTCTTTGCAATGTTGGCCATTAGACTGTTCTCAGCGCTTCTTGATAAGCTGAGAAGATCTCACCTATAGCTGATGGTTTTATTACTTTTATTTCTTTTAGAGTGTCATTTGACGACACATACCTATCAAGATAGCTAACAGCTGCTAATGTCGCACCAGGTGCTGATCTAGGATCAATGTCAGCATAGCCATCAGAATTTGTGTAATGATGAATTCCCAAGTGCTCTTTGGCCGCTGATACAATTTCAAGAAACTGAGGTAATTCAGGATTTGAAGTGTCAGATATAACCTCACTTGCTAAAAATCCGCCAGCGCCAGACACAAATATTTGACCCAGATCAATGTTACGTTTAAGTACAGTTCCACTTGCCGCAGATGATTGGCCAGTAACTGTACTGCCAACCTGAAAGTATGCTAATACCGCATCCATGTCTCTTGTTGTAAGTATTGTATTAGGATAATCAACAGCAGCCTTAACACGGATATCTTGTGCTGTCAAAGGCCAGCCTTGTTGTCTAATAGAATCGTTCAACAAAAAGAATGTCCAGTAATATGCTACAGACCCATACAGCTTCAATGAAAGTGTATCTGGTCTGTCTCCGTCAAGTATTGTATACTTTTGGTAAAAGTTGATATTGTCTTTCACTTGATCGATCAGATCAACATATGCTGATAGATCTTGAATGGCCGTCTGACTTATTTCATTGCCAAACTTATAAAGCGTCTGAGGATAATTCTTAAAAAACATTCTTAGTATCCATCTCTGATATCTTGTTTTGTCAATGTTTTTGATTCACCGAACGACAGAGTCATTGACACTTCAGAAGGTTTACCGTCTCTGTGATATCCCATATTGTTGGGATTGTAAGTAACCTGTGCACTCCGTAAAAATGAAGGAAGTATTCTAGTACCGACCTGTGTATTATTATAATCAATTACAATTTCAAATTTATTGGGGAATTCATATCCAACAGGCACATTCAAACCACCTGGAATATTGATAGTGTCTGGATACATTTCTTCTCTAAAGAATTTTACAATGCGTTCAATCTCATCGGCTTCATTAGCCGAAGAAGCAATCAATTGGAATGAAAAAGAAAACTCTCTGAGACCCACAGATCTAAATAAGGCTCTTGTGTTAGGATTGACCGCAACACCCAACGCTGACCCAACAGCATTAGCTCCAGTTTCTCCTATTGGTGCGGCCTGCGCTAGTCGTACAGCAGCTAAACGAGCCGCTCTTTGATCAGTAACCGATCCTGTCAAAAGTCCAACCATGCTGCTCGCAGCTTGGCCAGCACCTCGGGCAAGTGCACCCATAGCTCCTTGGCCAGCTTTCATGCCAGCTTCTGCTGTGGCACCAATTGGACCTAAGTTCAGTTGTTCGTAATTCATTTGATCATTAACAATAAATGCAGTGGGCAAGTATAGAATCACACCTTTACTTCGATCTGTAAACTCATTACTTGCTTGTACAATCTGGTCACCAACGGGTTCTATATCAATATCTGGACCACGCCCACCGAAGGGCTCTGCCGTCTGAATTGCTTCAAATGCACCAGTTTCTGTGAACCTGCTTGCTAAACCTTCGCCAGATCCACGCCGGAAGAAACCGCCAAGCCCTGAAGTATTAACTTCTGGAGGACTATATACAATAGGACGAAATGTGATTCTACCCTTGTAGTCATCTTGACGTTCTAGTGGATACGTATATGTGGCCATTATATTTCCAATAAGTATTAAGAATTGTTAAAGGTATTTATACATAAAAATGGCCTATTCAGGTAAGTACATTGTCAAAAACCCATCTAAGTATAAAGGCGATCACACTAAGGTGATCTATAGATCTCTTTGGGAGAAAAATTGCTTCAGTTGGTGTGAGGGAAACTCACAAGTGAAGGAGTGGTCATCTGAAGAGGTTGTTATCCCATATTATTATGATGTTGATAAAAAGTACCATAGATACTTTATGGATCTCAAGATTACTTATAAGGATGGTAGAACCGTTCTTGTTGAGATCAAACCAGCAAAAGAAACGGCTCCTCCTAAACGACCAGATAAAACTAAAAGATATCTTAATGAAGCCCTGACTTATATTAAGAATGAAAACAAGTGGACCGCTGCTAGAGAATATGCAAAAGATAGGAACTGGGGGTTTGAGATATGGACAGAACATACATTGGAGAAGATGGGTATACTTCCCAAGTCAAGCAGAGCCTTAAAACCATTGAAGCCTCTAAAGCCATTTAAAAAACCAATTAAGAAGAAGAAGTAACTCTTAGCTGCCCCTCATAACCCGCTATATGATTATACACCTGATTATGAAAAAAGGCAACGGAAAAAGATATAAATACCGGCATGAGTCAATTATTTAAAAACCTAGAGTACGAAGCATTCAGAAACGGTATCACTCCGCGTTCTGCTCAATCACGCGAGTGGTTCCGTAAGAAGGCCGCCGCCATGGGCAAAAATGTCAGCAGGGGCTCGCTGATGAAAGAAGATCCTATTCAACTAAAGGGCAGACAGATTCTTGGTAGTATGATGATGTTCTTTTATGATCCTAAGGGAAAAGCCACACTTCCGTTTTACGATAGCTTTCCCTTGGTAATTGTTCTGAAGCCAGCTACTGGTGGTTTCTTAGGATTAAATCTTCATTACCTACCACCAGTATTAAGAGCTAAGTTCTTAGACGCGCTATTGGAAGTCACCAATAATAAAAAATACGACGATACCACACAATTTGAAGCTACATACGACGTGTTGCAAAGATCAGCAAAGTTCAAGTACTTTAAGCCCTGTATTAAACACTACTTAACTTCACATGTCAGAAGTAAGTTTGCGTTTGTCCCAGCTCCCGAATGGGAAATTGCGACATTCCTTCCTACTGCTGATTTCCAAAAAGCAAGTCAATCGGCAGTCTATGCAGACTCTAGAAGGAAAATGAATTCATGAGCTATGGCGTAGATCAACTAAAAGGTCAGATATCTGCCAAAGGCGGGATCGCCCGAGGAAATATATTCAGAGTAAAGCTACCATCATTGCCAGGAGCATCTGCGACTGAAGTCAACTTGCTGTGCACTAAAGTCAACTTACCAGGTAAGCAAGTACTAACATACGACCGAGAGATCGGTATGAAGCGTGAGAAGATTGCGTACGGGTTTGTACACGATGATATAACCATGTCATTTCTGTTATTAAATGATTATGGCATTAAGAAGTATTTTGAAACATGGCAGAGCCTTGCTGTTAATACTGACACCTATGAGCTTGGGTATAAGAATGAATACTCATTTACAATCCAAGTTGAGCAACTTCGTAAGGGTGTAGGCTTACCGGTATATTCAACAGCGTTGGGTATTCCCAAACTTCCTTCTGAGATCCAAAACAGATTGCCTAAGATTGGACCGTTTGACTTTGCTCAAGGGCAGTTTGATCTTAATTTTCTCACGGGCGACCAAGTAGTATATACTTGCACGCTATTTGAAGCATTCCCAACAACTATGATGGCTGTAGAGCTAGCTAACGATCAAGAAGGTCTAATGGAATTGACTGTTGCTATGTCATATACCAAATGGACATCAGAAACAAAACAAGCAACACCTGGTCTTGACTTTGCAAAGTCACAGATTGGTACATTATTAACTAAATTATTCTAAGGATGAAATGAATGGCACTGCCTAAACTGAATGACTCTCCAAAGTATGAATTGATTATTCCTTCAACAAAACAGAAGGTAAATTACAGGCCATACCTGGTAAAAGAAGAAAAAATCTTAATGATGGCAATGGAGACACAAGACTCCAAGGCTACATTGAGTGCAGTTGTTGATACAATTGCTGCTTGTGTGCAAGATGAGATTAACACATCTGCTCTCGCAATCTTTGATGT